CCAGTCGGTCAGCAATCTGGTTAAAGCCAGTGAAGCCGTCCCGCAAAGCCTTGTCGGTTCCGCGCAGGCGATGGCACAGGCAGGTACGACAATGTTCGCAACAATCGCCGCGATTCCAGTCAACACCACCGCGCAAATGGCTGCTGCAATGTCGATCTCATCCGAGTTCTCGAACGTCCTTTGTCTGCTCGGTAACGTCGTCAATGCGCAGCAAACCTATCCGGACTATACGCCGCTCTATGGCGCGTCGAACTGTAGCTCGACCAATGACGGCAGTCCCGTCAGTCCCTATGCGGATACCAATCCGTTTTATGCCGTCATGGGCAGCCCGCAAAACGCGCCAGCGCCTGCTTCGTCTTCATCGGCTGCTCCCGCGACTCTTGCGCCGACCGTGCCAGTCCCCACTGTTACGATCACACCGGCTGCGCAGCAATCGCTCGCATTGATCAACAGTTCCGATCCGGTTCTCGCACCGATGTCGATTGCTACACTCGGTGTAGCCGCAGCGAACATCGCTGCCGGAGTGAGTGTGCGATGACCACCCCGTTCGATCGTCCGTTAAACGGCTATCGCTTCGTGCAGACGCAGCACGGCGATACGCTGCCGAAGATTGCGGCACGCGAACTGGGTGACGCCGGTCGCTGGGCCGAGCTGATCGTCTTGAACGGCATGAGCCATCCGTACCTGACGGACGATCCTGCCAAGGTTGCAATCGGCGTCTTTCTCACTGGCGGCTTGATTACCGTCCCGGCAGCAACGCCGGGCGCTGCCACCAACGATCCCGATGCGGTGTTCGGACAAGACATCCTGCTTACGAACGGCCAGTTTTCGTTTCAGGTTGGGGACTTTGCTGTTGTCAGTGGCTTGGACAATCTGAATCAGGCGTTGACCAATGCGTTGGATACCGACCAGGGCGAGTTAATCTACCACACCGGCTACGGCAGCCTGGTGCGCCAGGTCGTGGGCGGCAAGAACGATGCGACCGATGTATTGCTGGCCGCCGATTACGCCAAATCGACCGTATCGGCCGATCCGCGCATTTCCAGTGTCGCCAGTTCTACCGGCACAGCGATCGGTAATGCGATCTGCGTTGCCGTCGACGCCGTCACGATTCAAGGCTCGACGTCTTCGACCGGCACGACGTATTAGAGGATCGGTTTGGCTTTTCAGATCAAGAATTTCGTTTCGATCGTCGCGTCGATGATCAACCGGATGAAAGTCACGCAGACCAAGCTGACCGATTTTAATGTCGGCGCAGTTGCCAGAACACTGGTCGAAGCGCCAGCCGCAGAGATCGATCAACTGTATCAACAGATGTTCAATGGTCTGCGCGAGGCGATTCCGGTGTCGGTGTACCAGTCGTTCTCGTTCGCGCCACTGGCGGCTACCGCAGCCACGGGCTCGATCCAGTTGACGATTGCCCCACAGACGACGCCAATATCCATTGCGGCCGGAACGTTATTTTCGACTGCCGTCAGCGCAAATCAGTATGCGGCAATTGCTGCGGTCATCGTTCCGGCTGGAACCAGCACGGCTTCGATTGCTGTCGCCGCGACGGCGACCGGGGCGGCAACCAACCTCGTCGCCAATTGCCCGTTCACGATGACGCCATCTCCTGCGGGTTTCGTGTCGGCCATCAATCTTGCGCCCTTTGTGAGCGGACAGGACACCGAAACGCCAGCCCAGCAGCAATTGCGGTTCAATGCCTTCATTGCCTCATTGCCTCGCGGGACCGTACCGGCACTGTACTATGGGATAAGCCTGGCCGCCGTGCTGGACGCCAACGGCAACGTGATCGAGCGTCCGGTATTCGCGTCCGTCGTGGAGCCCTATCTGACCGATCCAACGCAGCCGGTCGCGCTTGTGAACTGCTATGTGCATAACGGCGTCGGCAATACCTCGGCAGCACTGGTTGCCCAGGTGACGGCGTCGCTCTATGGCTACTACACGCCACAAGCCGTCCCTGTTCCGGGATACAAGGCGGCAGGGGTCAAGGTCGTCGTTGCTGCCGCAACCGAAATTCCGGTCAACGTGGCGGCGCTCATTACTGCTGCGACCGGATATTCCAAGGCGGATGCCGTTGTCAATGGCGTCACTATTTCGGGCTTGATTACGCTGGCCACCGCAGCGATTGCTTCTTACCTGCAAAGCATTCCGATTGGCGGCTCGGCCTTGGTCGCGAAGATTGACGCGCTGGTCATGGCGATACCGGGCGTGGTGAACTACACCCCGACATTGCCCGCTGCCGACACGCCATCGACCACGGCGCAGAAGATCATGCCGGGAGCGATTGCGCTGTCATGAGACTCACGCAACGCCTGGTTAATTACCTGCATCGCGTGTTCGATCGCAGTCCCTCGGCATTCATTGCACTGCGCATCAACTGCAACGATAGCAGGATGACATGGCAGATTCGCGATGCCGTGCTCACAGTCACACCGACTGGTGGCTTGGCTTCTCCATTGACGATCGACCTTACAGCCTATACGGTCGCTTCGTTGGCAGCCTATATTGCCGCGCAACCCGGTTATAGCGTTCCCGACGTCGACAGTTCCGCACTCTCTGTACTCAGTTCGCAGGTGCTGATCGACGGGAGAGGTGATGTGTCGCAGACCAACGGCGACCAGCTAGTTGGCTACACCAGCGTCGTTTGGTCTTACATGGACGCGTGCGCCGCTGAACTTGAAGCAGCCGGATATCAGATCGGCCAGATGCTGCTGCAAATGAATACCGTCACAGCATCCGGGACATGGCTGGATCTGCAAGGAGCCTATTACGGCGTACCGCGCAATATCGGCGAAGCAGACGCACAATATGGGCCACGCATCATCGCGACGGTGATCCGGCCACTCGGCAATAATGTTGCCATCGAATCCGCGCTACGTGTGTTGAACGGCGGACTTGCCGTTTCCGTGGTCGATTACCCCGAGCTCGTCAACAACAGCTATGGGTTGTTCGATGTCGATTTCGCCGTCAGCCTAGCGATGCTGCAAGTCGAGTCGATTGCGAACTGGCAGGCGGCGATCAGCACGATCATCAATGGCATGCGCGACGCCGGTACGCATGTCAGGACGATCAATATTCAGGCACCTATCGAAGCAACCCTGAATCTGGGGGCGGTGGTCATTTCCGGACAAATCATCCGCATCTATCCCCAATTCCTAACCGTGCCGACGTGACGGCATCATCGTCGCATGACGACCTATTCTGCGACTTTGACCAATGCCGGTGCTGCGCTCTATGCGCGGGCGCTTGCAACGAATACGCCGATTGTGCTGGCCACTGCTGCCGTCGGCGATGCCGGTGGTAACGATATTGCCACGCCCGACCCGACACGCAACTCGCTCGTGAATCAGGTTTATTCCGGGCCGATCACCTCATTGTCGGTCGATCCGGGCAATCCGAGTCTGATGTGGGCAGAGCTCGATATACCGCCCAATATCGGCGGATTTACGGTACGCGAAGTGGGGCTGTTCACATCCTCCGGCGTGCTCTTTGCCATCAGTAATTTCCCGGACACGTATAAACCTCTGGTTGCCAATGGCAGCTCTGCCGACCTAGTGATCAACTTCGGCTTGTTGGCATCGAACACGTCGCTGATCACGATCACCATCGATCCTTCGGTTGTACAAGCCACGCGTGCGTGGGTATTGGCAACCATTACACCAGCGTATCTGCTACCCGGTGGCACGCAGTATCAGGTGCTGCAGAAGAACTCAAACAGCAATGGCGACGTCAGTTGGCAAGATCCGAATAACCCGTGGGAAGCGACTTTGACAACGACCGGCGGGGTGGTGCCGGTGTCGGCGCTGCAGGCATATAACAAACTGATCAAGGTGGTCGGAAATCTCACCAGCCCGGTGACGCTCACGTTCCCTGCAGCGTTTGGCAAATGGGTAGTCATCAATATGACGACGGGTAATTTCCCATTGACGGCGATTGCCATCGGTGGCACCGGCGTACCGATCCTGCAAGGGCATGCCGACGCTGTCCATTGCGACGGTGCCAATGTCTACTACTCGACCGCGAGCGCGGGCAATCGTCCGGCACTGGATGCATCGCAGGCGATTGCCAATACCTTGTATGTTGACTCGGCGGTCGGACGGGCCACCCCATTCCGCTATGTGGTGCCTGTCTTCCGCAAGTATGGCTCTGCCCCCGCTCAGATGGTTCTTGTCGGGGACACGCGCGCTGCGCAGTTTCAAAGTGGCACCGCAACGTCAATCACATGGAGCATGCCTGTGCTCTCGACGTTCAACCAGGCGAAGCCGCTGATGCTCCGGATGCATTACACAGGCGACGTGGCTGGGAATTCCTATTTTCTTCAGCTTGGTTACCAGGCGATCTTGAATGGCCCGCTCAAACCAGCGAGCTACACAAATTTGACCGAACAGATTGCAGCACCGACGGTAGCCGGGGATCTGGCGATTTACCTGACAACGAGCCTGGTTATTCCTGCCAACACCCTGACGACCCAGCAATGGGTGAATTTTGTGTTGACACGCTTGGCGACAAATGCCGAGGACACCAATGCCGGAAATTTTCAACTGATCAATATCACGATGGAGCAATAAATGAGCGAATTGCTCGATGATGGCGAGCTGCCATCTGGTTATTTTTTTGCTGGCCCGACTGCGACGCCGGTTGGTGGAAGCACAGGCGTTCTTCCCGCCAATGGCGCGATTGTGTCTCTAGAGACCTATCCCGGTCTGAGCTACTTGAACGAGAATATCGGATACCTCCCCGGCCCGGCATACCTGCCGCAGTATGGCGCACCCGGCTTCAACGTCAATCAAAGCTCCGGCCCCGGTGGGGAAATGCTGTACAACTACTCCGCTGTTATCGGACCGTATTACATTCTGTGTGGCTCGAACAATCAGCCGAACTCGACCATTGGTATCGGGGCATCGCTCAGTGTTTCTTCTGATCTGGTGAACTGGACGATCTCGCAA